AAGAAGAATCAAGCACACCGTACCGAATACCACCATCTCCTGCTTCTGCCTCTAATATCATATCTGCCAAATCTGTGGCGAGGACTTTACTAACATAGAGTTCTCTATATACAATAAGTTGTTCATCCGGCGCAACAGCAAACCAAACAACACCAGACTTACTACCATAACCGTAATCGCAAGCCCTAAACTTTGCCCAAGAGTCAGGTATCTCAAATGAGTCCACGACATGTATCTTTCTGTCAAACTCTGGAAAAGCGGCACCTTCATTAATATCCCAGTTACCTTCAAGTAACTGCTTACGCTGATGCTCCGGCAGAGAGAGAAGCATCGCTTCATAGTCGCCAGAGTCAGATAAGTACGGATTATCAAATAGAGAGGCGGGAATAAAACGGCGCTTAAATAGAGGCTGACCTTCTTTACTATGCCCTTTAGGAAAGGTAATAGTTTCCCCAGAATCCAAATGCGTTGCCCAAAAAGCTTTACCTGCTCTTTCAGGGTCAATAAACATTTTCTTAACCCAAGCATGTCCTGCTCCTCCGGGGTTTGTTGTTGCTCTCATGTAGAGACCAAGAGTTGACGAATGTGCAGATCTCAAGCGAGATCTCATATAATCCCAAGCGTAAGGTGTAGTCCATTGAGTAAGTTCGTCAAATCCAATCCAGTTAAAAGCCTGACCCTGATAGCGTGTGACATCTGTATCCTTATCCAAGTATGACATCCAGAGGCGACCACCTCTAGGTGAGACCCACTGAGATTTTCTTTCAGACCATTTAATACCCGGTACAGCACGAGGGTATAGCTCCTGAGATTTCTGTATTAGTTCCCTTAGTTCTTCTGTTGTGTGACGTACAAGTAGGCCACTAAAGTTAGGATCGTTCAAACCATGTAGAGGGTCAGCTAACATGGCGTAGGATTTGCCACCACCAGCTGCGCCACCATAGAGAACCTCACGTTCTGACGAACTAAGAAAGTGCGTCTGGGGGCCGGGGTTTGGCTTGAAAACCACATCCATAGCCACATCTACATCATACTCAGGTGCTTTGACTTGTGCAGGAACAGTCTCTACTTTGGGGGTGGCGACTGCTTCATCTGTCTCTGTCAATTTCTGCGTATGCCCCGACCCCTTGGGTTTCAAGTTTTTCAATTTCCTCAAGGGTTTCTTTGAGCCACTTGGCAAGCTTGCGCTTAATTGCAGCTGCTTTTCTACGTTTCTGCTCAATCTCAACTCTTTTCTTTAAACCTGTGTGGCCTATGTCACGGCCTGTCTCTTTGCTTAACCAGTGTGCTACTGCACGATAACTATACTGCTTAAGGTGTCGTTTAGCAAGCTCTAAAGCTTCTAACTCAGATTCAATGGGTACGAGTAACTTATCGTTGTCGGGGTGCAGTTCATAGCCAAAAGGTATACGTCTTGTTATCCTGACTATAGTATGCCACTTCTTGTTGTGATCCTTTGGCGGTAATGGTAACTGCCAGAAGCCTAAATCTCTCTCAGGTACTATTCGTTTGAACCTTCTTTTGGTGGCAGGTAGAATATGCCTCCACCGCCAGATGTTACGTCTACTTTGTCTACCTTACCAAGTCCTGCACGATCTAGCAAGTCTTTTGCTGCTACCATCTTCTCTTTAATGCCTAACTCAGTAGGGTCAGACAGAGCGCCTACCATTGCCATAGCTGCTTTGGGTGCAGTACGTGCAAAGTAAGTCCGTGTCTTCTCACCAATCTCATCTTTAAGAGATTCTACAATAGCTGCAGTGCTTGAAGCAGGAGCATAGCCTGCAAGTTTCTTAGCTGCTACCACATCACCACCAGCCTCATCAAAGAGTACCTCTAAGAAGCGCTGTTGCTGTTCTGTAAGAACTCTAGCCATAATGTATTCCTTATAGGGGATTATCGACTAGCTCGTCATACGCTTTCCAGATATCATCTACTTCTGTCTGTAGAGTATCTAGCGTATCGCCTAGTCCATCTGTAATAGTTGTAGCCTTATCTACTTGGCTACGCAAGTCTAAAAGCACCTTCTGCTGCTCTAAGATTTGTGACATGTTTGTGCTTAGCTGTGCAAGCTTCTGATTCAAACCACGTACATCGTTGTCTGCAATAGCTTGCTCTAGTGTTTGAATACGAGATACAAGCCTAGATTCTAGTTCTTGTAGCTTTGTGATTAGCAAAGAATCTAGTACTACTATCTCACCAGCTAAAGTGTTCTGAACATCTGTGAGGTTGCGCTGGGCTACAGTCTCTACCTTAGTTACTCTGGTAGTAATCTCCGCAGCTTTTGCATTGAATGCAGCACTATTCTCCGCAACTTCTGCAATGCCAGCCTCTACACCGTAGAAACGCTGTAGTGTATCATAAGACCAATACACACCACCTGCAACTGTAGAAAGAACTGGAAGTGCCACAGCAACCATCCAGCCCTTAATGTTGTATCCACCTACGCTAAACTCAAAGTCCATCATTGTGTTGGCATTGCCCCGTACTGATTAATGTATTCACCTGCTGCGTAGATCTCTGTAGCATTCTTCATCTCAGGCGTCAAGTAGCCCTGGAAGCCTGTACCAAAACCTGAGTCATCCCAAGTGATAACAAACTCATCAACAGACTGTGTATATGTGATAGCTGTGTAGCTACCAACCATGTAGTTACCCTGTGCAGCGTAGTTGTCTACAGATGCTGTAAGTTCATCGTTGTTAGCCGCAGCCATGAAAGCACCAGCCTGTTGAGCAAAAGTCTCTACTGCTGTTACTGCCTCGTTATACTCATTAACTTCAGCAGCGTCTAAGCTATATGCGTCTGTCTCTAGCTTAGCCTGTAGCTCAACCTGCTCAGGCTTAGTGTCTGCCTCAGATGCTACGGAAGCTACCTCAACTGCTGTCATAACTACAGCTGTAGCAGCAGTCAGGTTATCTACTGCAGTGTTCAAGCTATTCATAGCCGCTGCATGTTCCTGCATAAACAACTGCTCAGCTGTAGTAGCAATGGCATAGTCATGCTGCAGTACAAGGTCTTTAGCTTCTAGGTATGCACCTAGCTCATCTGTGGTAATAATACCGTCACTAAGTGCATCATCGTTAATCACACCACCAATAGCGGCATAACCTACAGCACCTACAGTCATAACACCACTGTTAGTAATACGATCCTGAATATCGCCAATAGAAGCGATAAGCATGTCAATCTTCTCTTGACCAGTTAGCTCGTAGTTAGTCTCTTGTGCGCTTACTGCTGCGGAAACGGTCACTAAGGCTGAGCTTAGGAGTATTGTCTTCAACGATCTCTTCATCTGTGTCTTCCTCTCCTACCCTAAGTAGGGTATCCCAAAACGCTTGGTCTGTCTCATACCCAACAATATAAAGCGCTGGACTCTCTCTGTATTTCTTTATCGCCGCCTTCCCCATGAGCAGCTTGCCTGTCTTACTGTCGTTTATTGGACAGGGTGTATTAGCTAACATCATACTACGGAACACTATAGGGTCTTGGCACAGTACAGATATAGCTGATACCTGTAACCCTAAGCCACCTACTTGCTGTGGTGCACCTAAGAGCCTAGCGTTCTTACGTCTGTTACAAGCTTCATCCTGCTCCATCTTACCAGAGGATAAACCTAAGACGCTTATCTGTATCCCTGTAGAGCTTGGTAGTAAGCAGCTATCGTTACCGCCACCACCCATCATCGTAGGAGCTATCGCTGACATAACAGGGGCAGCTGAACCAGCACCCGTAGCGTTGTAGTTGTTAGTTACAGACTCCTCAGAGTTGTTACTATCTACAGTGCTATTCTCGTTACTCGTAGAGAAGTCACCTGTAACATCACCCGCCTGTGCAGTCATCCCCAATAACATCACGGAGATCAGGGTCACTGCACATAAGCTGTAGAGCGGCGTCTTTCTGACCGATGTATGTAAGAGTTTGTGCATCTAAGTTCCGTTGACATTTGGCATCATTAGCCGGGCAAGAGGAAGGTAAGACCACAGATGAAGTACTACATGCAGTAGTTATACTCATACAAACCAGAAATGCAAGACTATTTAAAGTTCCCTGCCACGACATTGCGGATTTCACCCCGTGCGATACCGATGTCATGCAGTTCTTTGTCTGACATATTAGTGAGAATCCAGTAGTCTGCACGTGCTTGTTGTGCCTTTTGTAAGCTTGCCAAGAAGTCTGTGAAGGTCTTAATAATAAGTGTGAACATTGTATTTTCCTATGTTATGCCCAGCATCATTGCTAGACTCGCATAGTTATACATATGTTAGAACTATTTACCTCTGCTAAGTTTGCATACCCGTTATTCGTTATACGCCAGAGAAGGTCTCTGTTACAGTTAGGATAGTGTCTACATGTGATGCTACATCAGGTGTTACTTGTATCTTATCACCAGCAGCAAGTACTAACTCAATATCAGAAAAGGTTATGTATTCACCTGCACCTAAGTTCTTACCCTCTAAGAAGTGTGACG